TTGAATGAGATATATGTAACTAATCCTGACAAGCGTGAGATCATCTGGAACGGAAACATGAATGTCACAAGACTCGGAAGTGACATTAATGTTAAAAGTGAAAATCTTAAGCTTGGAAACATCGACATTGCAGGTCTTTGCATGGTCGTTAACGGAGACTGCAGCATTGCAGGCGGTTGTTCTGTTGATATAGATGGCGGTTTGCTCACCATCAATGGCGATCTCAATCATTCCACAGGTACGATTATTTGTAATAATGGTACACTGAATATTAATGGCACCTATTACATGGAAAATGCATCATTAACTGATGATGGCAAGCCGGTGTTGAATGGCGACCCATAAATCATAACGGTCTGCACGGTTTATACCTCATCTCCGCAGGCAGAAACGTTTATAGCATCAATAGACACAGAGTTCTTAAAACCAGAAGATTTAAGAACTGCCCGTCTGAATATATCGAAATGACCCTTGACACGAAAAAGAAGCTGTATCAAATAGATGAGCTTATGCTTAGTACGTTTCCTGAATTGTTCCCAGACACATCAGAAGAAAAATGGAAGGTTATCGAAATAGATGGGGAGAAAACCAACTATGAAGTAAGCGACAGCGGTAAAGTCCGTCGCATTAACAATCATCACATTGTTAAAGCCACACTCAACAGTGCAGGATATCTTCTTATACGGATACGTCATCATGGGAAAACGATCACTGAATTCTTACATAGGCTTGTGGCTAAGGCATTCGTCCCAAATCCATATGGTTTTAACATAGTCAATCATATTGATGAAGACAAAGAGAACGATCGTGCAGATAACCTTGAATGGTGTGATAAGAGCTATAATTTAAAATACAGTTACTACCGAAGAAAGGCGGTGAAAGAGTGAAAAAATACGGCATTGAGTTTCTCAGAGCTAAGCTGGCAACGAAATCTTCCCGCGTAAAGCTGAGATATAACTACTATGACATGAAAACCAAAATGCGCAAGATAAGTGCGCTCATACCGCCTGAATTCCGTACACTGACTTATCCACTCGGCTGGTGTGCAAAAGGCGTTGACAGTCTGGCAGACAGACTGATATATGACGGTTTCGATGACGACCCCTTCGGGCTGGAAGAAATATATTCCATGAACAATGCAGATGTCTTATTCGACAGCTCTATACTCTCGGCGTTGATATCAGCGTGCTGCTTTCTTTACATAGATCGTGAGGAAAACGGTTATCCGCGAATAGAGTGCATCGACGGCATGGATGCGACAGGTGTTATAGATCCCGTCACCAATATGCTCACCGAAGGTTATGCTGTGCTGGAACGTAATGAAGAAGGCAAAGCGATACTTGAAGCATATTTCCTTCCTTATCGTACCGAGTACTATGAGAACAACAGCACTGAACCTACTGAGGTATTTGAGCATGAGGCTCCGTATCCGTTGCTGGTGCCCGTCATCAACAGACCAGATGCAAGACGTCCCTTCGGACATTCACGTATCAGCCGTGCGTGCATGGGCATAGTACAGAGTGCTATGAGAACAATGCTGAGAACGGAAGTCGGTGCGGAATTCTTCTCAGTTCCGCAGAAATACGTCGTGGGTATATCTCAGGATGCTGAATTCAATAATCGTAAAGCTACACTGTCCTCGTTTCTGAAATTCACAAAGGACGAAGATGGCGACCATCCTGTTCTAGGACAATTCCAGCAGCAGAGCATGGCGCCTCATCTGGATCACATGAAGATGCTGGCATCGATGTTCGCAAGTGAGACACATTTGACGTTAGAAGATCTTGGCTTTAACACAGGTAATCCTGCAAGCTATGAGGCAATATGTGCGAGCCACGAACAGCTGAGGCTCACAGCAAGGAAGGCACAGCGTACATTCGGCGTGGGCTTCTTGAATGCCGGATATCTGGCAGCGTGTCTGCGTGATGAAATGGCATATGACCGCACAGCTTTTGCAGGCACAAAGGTTGCATGGGCACCAATATTCGAGCCTGATGCAAGTCAGCTTTCAAATATAGGTGATGCAGCCAACAAGATACAGCAGTCCTTCCCCGACTACTTTGACGAGAAGAAGCTGCACAAAGTGACCGGACTGTAAGGTGGTGACGGTATGGCTGAGGATATCGGCATAGAACTTCATGACAAAATCAAGCAGGCTTTCGATGCAAGGTGTGGAAAGGACAGCATCCTCTCCCACGTCAAGCGCAAGATTGAGAACGGCACCGCCACGATGGAAGATACTTCGGTGTACGCTCGCCGTTTGGGTGAGCTCCTGCGGAAGTCCATCGAGAGCACGACCAAGCCCGACGATCTTCCCGGGGAGAAGATGTACTTCAACATCGCCCAGAGCATACTCGAACCGCTCTTGCGAAATAACTACGATGACGTGAACACCATATGCGAAGAAGTCCAGTCCGCTCTCGATGCTAAGAAAGGCATAGGTCTTAAACCGCAGAAAGCTGACTTCCCTGCCGAACGTATCAGGGCGGCAATTGGTGGTGCGGCTGTCAAGGAAACAGCCGAGCACGCCATACAGGTGTTAGGCAGAACTGCCGAGAACATTACAGGCAGTTTTCAGACAGACTACATCAAGAAGAACGCAGAGTTCAGGAGCAAGGCAGGGCTTAACTGCTACATCGAGCGCAAGGACGGCCACAATTGCTGTGACTGGTGCTCGAAACTTGCAGGAAAGTATCGTTATCCTGATGAAGTCCCGAGAGACGTTTACCGCAGGCATGATAACTGCACATGCGATGTGTCCTACGTTTCGGAGAAAGGGCGGCAGAACGTTCACAGTAAGCGGTGGGCTAATGAGCAGGCTAAGGCTCAAAGAATTGAGTATGCAGCTGGTCTGCCTAAGCCGATGAAGCTGACTAAGGCAGAAGCTAAGGCGAAAGAGTCCGAGATTTTGGCTCAAAGGCGGTTGACTTATGATGAAAAACGTGGTATAATAAATGCAGTGAATAACACTCAGGACTTCATGGATCGTGAGCATCGTAACACATTAAGTCGCAAGGTAAGTAGAAATGGCAAAAGTGTCCTTGAAAAGTGGTCAGTGAGAAGTAACCCCTTGGGTGGTTATTCAAATATATCTTCGGAAACATTCAGCCGGGATGCACAAGCAATGGCTGAATATCTTGACAGAACCGTAAACAGCGGTATATACGGCACTTTAGATCGAATAGTTATCGCTAAAAACAGCAGTCTTCGCGGCATATCTACATATGACCATGTCAGAAATACGCTGTTCATAAGTGAGGAGCTTATTACAAAAGAAGGCTTTGAACGAATAGTTGACACTTCATACTTCCCGGCAAGAAACATTGATGATGTTATAACGCATGAGCTTGATGGGCATAAGCGACACTGGGATATGGTCAAGAAATTCTACAATGATAATCTTGATAGGTATTCTTCACTTGAAGATGCTAAGCAAGATTATGAAAGATCATTTAGAAACTATATTGTTAAACAACAGAGTTCCGATTATTTTTATGTAAGAAGGAATATCAGTGAAAATGCTTTTATTGGTTTGGGAAAAAACGGACAAATAAATGAAGCCGTAGCTGATTGTGATGTTTTATACAGAAAAGGCGAGATTTTAGATAACGAATTAAAGACATTGTTTAAGGAGTTGATGGGATATGATGGTTAAAGCAAGTAACAAAGAGAGAGAGCTGATAAATCAGCTTGCACCCTGGCTTATTACAAGTGAAAAAGATGGAGAGCCGGCAAAATTAAAGCCAGATGCTCCTGATGAGATAAAGACACTCTATGAAGAATGGCTTAGCATGTAAACCGCCCTCACCCGAGAGCGGTTTTTTCATACCCGAACGGAGGTAAATGACCATGCCAAAATCACCCGAACCCACTTCAAAACCGCCTCCTGCGGTGGACGAAGAAATAACCGCTATGCTTGATACACTGGGAACGACAGCAAGCGGGCTCATAGACGACTAGCATTTGCTAAGGACATTTAAGTCCTTACCAAGTGCTTTTTTTATACCTATAAGGGGGAATATCATGGCACAGCCAAGAGCAAGACCTAACCTGCGCCCGGATCACAACGGCACACAGAGGGCACAGTTCGAGTCGAACAAGAAGAAAATATATGCTACGCAGGAGATATGTGGTATATGCGGCAAACCCGTTGATTTCGGGTTCAAGTTTCCGCATCCGCTGAGTCCATGCATAGATCATATAATACCCGTGTCAAAAGGTGGCCACCCATCGGATATAGCGAATATGCAGCTTGCTCATATGTGCTGCAACAGGCAGAAATCCGATAAACTGACCGAGAAAAAATCTTTTGAAACAGGTAACGAGCTGGTATCGAACCGTCTGTTACCGCACACATTTGACTGGAAGAATATCTGAAAGGAGACGTCTGAATGAGCGATAAACGCTTGGGCAGACAAACTCCTACTATATCAGCTGTTCTTCCGTATACTGAGTCAAAGGGTGCGGAAGCTGTTGAGATCTATGACCGTTCGGGACGTACCGCACAGCCCTGGCAGCAGCTCATGATGGAAGACATCATGGCAGTAAACGAGGACGGACTATGGGTGCATATGAAGTACGGCTGGTCTATACCTCGTCGAAATGGTAAGTCTGAGATACTGATAATGCGTGCAATGTGGAGCGTATCACATGGGCGTAGAGTACTGTACACAGCACACCGCACAACTACCTCACACAATGCATGGGAAAAGGTAATCGAAAGACTGAGCAAGGCAGGGTACATCGAAGGTACTGACTTCAAGACCACCAAGCAGTTCGGACTTGAACGTATCGAATGGCTGACAGGCGACGGCGTAATAAACTTCCGAACCAGATCCAGCAAAGGCGGTCTGGGTGAAGGCTATGACGATCTTATTATCGATGAAGCGCAGGAATATACCTCTGACCAGGAAAGCGCTCTGAAATATGTTGTCACAGACAGCCAGAACCCGCAGACACTCATGTGCGGTACTCCGCCGACAGTAGTTTCTTCAGGTACGGTTTTCCTGAATTACCGTAAGGATTGTCTAAGCGGTAAGGCAGAAGACTGTGGCTGGGCTGAATGGTCTGTACCGGCACTGACAGATGCACATGATCCTGAGCTGTGGTATGAAACGAACCCATCACTTGGATATATACTGTCTGAGAGAACAATACGTTCCGAACTTGGCGACGATCAGGTAGACGATAATATACAGCGTCTGGGACTGTGGCTGCGGTACAATCAGAAATCTGCCATTACCAAAGAGGAATGGCTGGAATACAAGCTTGATGCAGCGCCTGCGCTTGCAGACAATGCTAAACTGTATTTCGGCATCAAATACTCAAAGGCAGGCAGTGTCTCACTTGCTGTGGCAGCCAAGACCGCAGATGACAAGATATTCTTTGAAGCAATCGACTGCCGTTCTGCTCGTGATGGCAGTGACTGGCTGATAAGCTATCTGAGAAATCAGAGAGCAGCACTTGCGGTCATAGACGGAGCAGGAAGTCAGCAGTTACTTGCTGATGATATGAAGAATGCGGAGCTGAAATGCAAAGCTCTGCTGCCGAAAGTCGCTGAGATCGTAGCGGCAAATGCTATGTTCGAGCAGAAATTGTTCGAGGGAATGCTTTGTCACATGGGACAGCCCGCACTCACTCAGGCAGCTTCAAACTCTGAGCACCGTGCAATAGGCACTAACGGCGGGTATGGCTATACGGCAATACTCGAAGGTGTTGATATCTCCCTGCTGGAAGCGGCATCACTTGCAGTGTGGTCATGCATTGCAAACTCAAAAGACCGCAAACCACAGGAGATCACATATTGACCCGACTACGGGGGAAATAACAGGGAAATGCTTCCCTATTAAAGAAAGTAGGAATTTGTATGTCAGAAGAATTTAAGGTAATCGAAACACAAGAAGAGCTCGATGCTGTCATCAAGGACAGACTTGCTCGCAACACAAGAACAGTGACAGATGCTGTCACAAAAAAGTATGAAGGCTATATATCACCCGATGAAGCAAAGAAAACAGCTGATGAGCTTGCAACGCTGACCAAAGAACTGGAAGCGAACAAAGCAACAATAGCTGAACTCACTGCCAAGAACAGCGCATACGAGACCAACTCGGTAAAAATGAAGATAGCGCAGGAATATGGACTGCCGGCAGAGCTTGCTGAAAGGCTGAACGGCGACACAGAGGAAGATCTGAAAAAGGATGCAGAATCTCTGTCATTGCTCATCAAGCCCGTACACAAGCCCAGACGTCACAGCCCGGAAGGCGGCGATGAAATGTCGGGCGTTGAAAAAGCTTTCTTTAAGAAAAATCCCAATCTCAGGAAGGAGTAATATTTTATGGCACATGAACTTCAGGAAAGATATTCAGAACTGGTACTTGCAAAGCTCCGTGACGAGCTTGTGCTTTCAGACGGTTTCGTATTCAACAATGACTATGAGGGCGACCCCACTGCGGGTGCAGTAAAGATCCCTCAGCGCGACACAGAAGTTGCTGTGAGCGATTATGACAAGGCAAACGGCATATCTGCTACTTCGGGCTCTACCGGTTATGTGACCATGCCTATCAGCAAGGACAAGGCTGTTAATGAGATCATTGACGGCTACGATGCAGAAGGTGTGCCCGATGATCTTGTAGCTGACAGACTTGACAGTGCCGGCTATTCTATGGCTGCTCAGGTGGACACAGACGGCGGCGCAGCTCTGCTTTCGGGCGGTACTGTTACCAATGTGGCTGAGCTCACAAAGGATAACATATATGCAACTATCGTTGATATAAGAAGAGATATGTCAAAAGCTAAGGTTCCTAACGACGGCAGACGTTTCCTGCTGGTAACACCCGATGCTTTTGCACTGATACTCAAGTCCCCCGAGTTTATTTCGGCTTCCGATCTCGGCGACAGTGTCAAGCAGAACGGCATCCTCGGTAAGATAGCAGGCTTCCTTGTAAAGGAGTGGAATGATACCACAGCAAACCTCGCAATGATCGCAGGACACCCCAGATTCGCTACAAGAGTGCTTGAATTCAGCGTTCCCGTACACATCGAGGATCTTAACGGTTCAGGCAAGTATATCGGTGCAAGCGCTGTACAGGGACGTTATGTTTATGACCATAAGGTTCTCAGAAGCGTGGCTGTACGCTGTGTATACACACCCGGCAGCCTTACCGCATCACTTGCAAAGGCAACAGGTGAAGGCAGTACCGGCAAAACTGTTGTTACTGTTACAGCAGGCAACACAGGCACTACTTACGCATATAAAGTAAATCCTACAGCGCGTGCAACTTTCGATGAGACTGCAACTGCTTATGCAGGTACATCTCTCACTTCGGGCACAACAGCTATCGAAGTATCCGCAGGTGATGTTATCGAGGTCGTTAACCTGAGCAGCAGCAAGGTAAAGGCAGTAACTTACCTTACTGTTACCTCTGACGATATAGCATAAGCTATGGGTGCAGATTACGCAGCAGTAAGCGATATCACAGCTCTTGGTGTAACACTTACACCTCAGCAGGAAGATGCAGCGGAGGTACTGATAACTCAGTCCTCCGCAAAGCTGCGGCTTACTGCGAAGAAATATGGAAAAGACATCGATACACTTATCGCAGCAGATGATGATTTCGGCATTGCTGTAAAAAATGTTGTAGTGCAGTCGGTAATACGCGCACTGAACAGCATAACCGATGATAGCCCTGCAGCAGTTCAGGCAACACAGTCAGCACTGGGATACAGTGCTTCGATGACATATCTTAATGCTGGACAATCTCTGTACTTCCTGCGTAATGAGTTGAAAGACCTGGGCTTGATGCAGCAGACCTACGGCGCACTGGAGGTGTACGACTATGGGGATCCACGGAATACCAATTGAGTTAGCTGTCAAAACACAGACAGGCACAGACGGCTTCAACCGTCCTATCTACGGAACCACATGGGTAACTGTGGACAATGTCCTCATAGGTCAGCCCAGTACCGAAGAGATAACCGACGAACTGAACATCTCGGGAAAACGTCTGGACTATCTTCTCGGGATACCCAAAGGCGATACACACGACTGGGAAGATACGCAGGTGCGTTTCTTCGGTCAGACCTATGAGACCATAGGAGCACCAACGCAGGGCATCGAGGATATGATCCCTCTCAGCTGGAACAAGAAAGTCAAGGTGATGAGATATGAGCAAAGTTAAGATCGAAGCGAATCTCGCGGGATACAGCGAACTCAGAAACTCTCCCGAAATAGTCAGTATGATGCAGAAAATCGCAGATACTGCTCTTGCCCAGCTGGGTAACGGATACACAAGCGAAGTCCAGCACTATACAGGCGGTTCTCTCCCGGGCAAAGCGGTAGTCAAGGTCTACGCTGAAACCGCATCGGCACGCAGAGCGAACTACCGTGATAATACTATTATGAAGGCGGTGTTCGGAAGTGGCTAAGACGATCGAGAGCATACTTATAGGATATCTCAACAGCAAAGGCTATACAGCCTACGGTGAAGAACCCGAAAAACCGCCGCGGGAATATCTGGTGGTCGGGAAAGTCGGAAGCAGACACACAAACCACATAGACGGCGCTGTAATAACAATACGCTCATACTCGGGTAGCATGGAACAAGCGGCAGAACTTAACAAGCATATCAAACGCATTATGCTATACGAACTGCCTGAACTCAGCGACATCGTGGGCGTTTACCTCAACAGCGACTACCCACAGGCAGACCCCGACACCAGAAGATACCGCTATCAGGCGGTGTACGACATAACATACTACGAAGATTACGAGGAGTGATATATATGGCAAACAATAACGCAGGACAGGTAACAGCCGGCAAGCCCAAAGTCGGCGGTTCCGTTTTCAGAGCGCCACTTACAGCTACCCTGCCTACCGATGCAGTGACAGCACTTGCAGTCGATTTCGTCAACCAGGGCTATTGTTCGGACGAAGGCTTCAAGAACAACATGGGCATCACCACCGAGACCGTAAAGGCTTGGGGCGGAGATGTGGTTCTGAATACTCAGACCGAGAAGACCGACACATTCACGGTGACTCTCATCGAGACCATGAATGCTGACGTTCTCAAGACCGTATTCGGTGAGAGCAGAGTAAGCGGAACACTCGAAGATGGTCTGTCTGTACAGGTCAACAGCGAGGAGCAGGTAGAAAGCATCTGGGTATGCGATATGGTACTTAAAGGCAATATCGCAAAGCGTGTGGTCATCCCCTTCGGCAAGATCACTGCCATCGGCGAGGTCACATACTCTGACAGCGGTGCTGTTGGATATGCGCTGACTATCTCCGCAAGGCCCGATGCAAGCGGTAACACTCACTACGAGTATCTGAAAGCACCTGCCGCAAGCACATCCGAGACAGACACAGACGGCGAGTGATAAGGAGGTATATCATGCTGACAGGCAAGACGACAACAGGTTTTGAATTCACCATTGAAGACAGCGCCCTCGATGACTGGGAGCTGCTTGAAGCACTTGCAGACATCGACGACGGCAAGACCCAGAAGATCGGCACAGCTGTAAAGCTCCTGCTTGGCAAGGAGCAGGCTGATGCCCTGAAAGATCACTGCCGTAACGACGAAGGCAGAGTGCCCGCATCAGCTATGATGGCAGAAGTCGGTGAGATCTTCACGGCGATGCGTGAAAACAAGACCATAAAAAACTGATCGTCCTCAGCCACATGATAGCCACCGACGAGGATGCGCTTATCTGCGACCTCGCGGAGACATACCACATATACGATTACAGATCGCTGTCACCACGTATGGCAGCGATCTTTTCGTGTGGTCTGAGGGATAATTCTCGTATAAAACTAGCAATGTCCGACACCAGATATCCGCTGGAAACTATCATCAGCGTACTGACCTTCGATGCTGTGAACTGGCTTCGCTGGGCACAGTCAAAGTCAGCACAGGACGGTGGAGACCCGCCCGAACGGATATATGACAAGCTGTTCGGACATGGCGATAATGACAACAAAGACAGCGATGTTGTGACCTTCGATTCTCCCGAAGAATTCGAGGCGGCAAGAAGAAAAATAATCGAAGGAGGGATATAATGGCAGAAGGCACGAATCTCGCGAAGGCATATGTGCAGATACTTCCCAGTATGGACGGATTCCAGAGCAAGCTTGAAAAAGAGATGGGCGGAAGCGGTGAAGCTGCGGGCAAGAAGTCGGGCACTTCCTTCGGCGGTGCATTTTCAGCGGCGGCAAGTGCAGCGGCTAAGACAGGCATCGCGGCTGTGATGTAAAATAATAATACACAATAGCGTGGAAATATTAACTATTCTATTTCTCATTCTTTTTCCTTTCTGAAGATGTCAATATGCTTTTCAGCCATATGTTCGACAGTATATTCTTTTGCTATTTCTAAATTATTATCTTTCATTCTTTTTCTAATATCATCGTTACTACATAGTTCTATAACCAGTTTTCCTAATCTTCTAAAATCATAAGAATCCATTATGTAACCATTTACTCCAGATTGAATTAGTTCTAATCCTGCGCCACATTTTGCAGTTGATATAATCGGTAGTCCATAACTCATGGCTTCATTTATTACCAATCCCCATACATCTCCCCGTGTCATCAAAACAAATACATCTGCAGCACTATAATAATATGATAAATCTTTTTTGTTTTTAAATCCCACAAAATGTACATTGTCTAGTTTCTTTGATTGTTTCCATTTTATAAACTCCTCAGTGGGTTCATCACCAACAATATAAAAACCAATACCTTTAGGTGTGTTTTCAGCTGACTTCATTAAAATGTCGTATCCCTTACCATAACCACGGTCATATGAAAATCGTCCAACAGATAAAACCACTTTGTCTTCAATAATTTTCAGTTGTTTTTTTATTTTTTCTTTATCTAATTGAATCATATTATATGCATATTTAATGTCTTCGTTAGATAATGATGTAAAAGGATATTTATATATACTACCTTTATTCGCACCATAGAAAAGATAATAATCATCATGACTTTTTCCAGTACTAAAATATCCATAAGCTCCTGTGATAAAATGACGTTTAATCTTTTCTTTTATACCTTTACCGTTTTTGGGGAATCCGCCATCCCCTTCTATCCAATATTTGATATGATTGAATTTCATATACTGAATTGCAATCATTCCTGTAGGAGAAGAAACATTAGTTACAATTATCTCGTCATATGATTTTTTTAAATATCTAATAATACTCGGACAAAATGCAGTATCTGTATTAATTGATTTCCCATTCAGAAATATACCTTTAAATGTTAGAAATTTATAGTTCAACCAAGATTTATCTCGTTCGTCTGATGTTTTCTTCTCAAAAACAACTGTTAAATCACATTTTTTACCAAGTTCATTAAAAAAATCCACACGATACGGTGATGGAACATTTGCTAACCATAATATTTTCAT